CAGGAACTCAACAGTCAGCAAGCTGAACAGCCCACCTAGTTGTTGTTCAAGTTCCAGTTGTGTCAGTCGTACTTCCTCAGCTGTAGTGCGTTCTGATTGACGCACGTTTAACACAAGGAATGCTTCCAGCAAACGCCGTTCAAGATTCTGCATCATAGTCATAGCAGTCGAGAAGTCAGCAGTCTTACCTACTTGGATAACACCGATGTCTTCAGGACGACCTTGAACGATTGCTCCGTTACCAGCCTGAGCGATTGTCTGAGGCTTGGTCATGGAGGAAGGGCTGACAACAAACACCACCTTAGCAGCGCTTGCAGAGCCTTCTACCAAAGCCTGTGACAGTGCGTTGAGTGACTTGAAATCACCCAAGAATTCTTCAACCCGTCCACGTCCGTAGTTCTCACCGTCAACAGAGTTGAACCGGAGAACCAACCAAGGGTTAGCATCTTTAGGTGCCTTACCATCAGTGTTGGGGATTGCTTTGTCAAAAGCTTCCTGGTGCCAGACCCAACGATTGTTGTCTAGCTTGACATGAGTATAAATCTCAACGTCATCAGTGTTGGAACCATAACGGCTAGTAACACTTTCTTTTGCTTTTAGTTCTTGGAACTCCTGAGGCAGGAGTTGTTTGTTAATAAGTTCTTTGGTTACGATCTCAATTATGTTACCGTTACCATCACGTTCTACAACATAACGATTGAGTGGGTAGTGCTTGATCCCATCCTTACCCATATACAACAGGGCGTTACCACCGACCACAAGATGCTTGATAGCTTGGTGTACGGCAACACGATCACCAGATGCGGCAATCGAATCCATTACCATACGCTCCATCTTTGCAAAGCTAAGGTCAAGTTCAGATCGAATTTCAGCAGGCAGTTCGGTGCCTAGCTTGGAATCATCAATCTGAAGTTTGAAAAAGGTAGTCTGCGGCGGCAGCAACGCCAGCATCAGTTTAGATGCCAGAGTTACCACCGCTTTACTACCAACACTTTGCCAAGGTTGACGCAGGTTCTTGTGTGAAGGTCGCAGCTCATCACGTTGGATAAGATACGGTAGGGTCAGTTCAGAGCACTCAACAGCAATGTCAAGAAAATGATTACGGTAGCTGGTTAGATGATCATACCTGCTACGTGCGTGCATTAGCCTAAGTTAGTTGAAGTACCTTGTTCGTTCATTGCGATGCGAAGACGGTCAAGACCTCGTGTGCCTTGTCCACGACGCTTACGCTTTTTACGTTGAATAGTAGTTGGACGTCGTTGCGTCAGGTTTTGAACATTAGCTGCCATGGTTGCTTCCATAGCTTGAGCTTGCTGCTCATTGCGTGCTTGAATCTGTGAAATCCGTTGCTGGTTTGCAGATTCTTGAGCCATCATATCACGACGAGCACGCTCGGCATCGCGCCGTGCCCGTTCTTCAGCTTCACGACGTGCGCGTGCTTCCCGCCGCCGTGCCCGGCGAGCGGCGCCACCATCTCCTCTACTCATTTTTTAAAGTTCCTCGTTTTGAATACGTGAGTTGATCCAGTCCACAACACTACGCTGACCTGCTTGATACATGATCGTAGTGATACTTGTATCTGGACTGGGATTGGTCAGCCGAAATCTATCTTCTAGTTCATTGACTAGAGCATCCACAGTTAAGCCGATGTTAAGCGTACTGTGGGAGGTTTGTATTTGCATGTTCAAAGAAAGCAGGCATACGAGCTGCACGGGTGGCAGACAGTTCGGGCGCTTTGCCCTCATACATTAGTCGATCACTAGAATCGACCCAAAATTTTTTGTCCAAATATTTATCGGATGCACCAACCTTGAGCGGCTGCATGACCCAGTTAATTGTAGCCTTCCTCAGTCTATCCAGGGACGGCGAGATCTCAAGCCCCAACTCTTTGCATACGAGAGAGTTACATGCCACATGGATTTGTTCGTCTCGTGAGATGTCCGCTGAGACTGTTCGCATACCAGAATCACCGTTAAAACGAAAGAAGGGTAATAGAACAAAGAAAATCGCACGTTCGGCAACCATTGCTTTGGTGATCGTGTGATCAGGATGCTCAATCCACGCTTTCTGGAGCGCCAGCGCTTCCTTCTCAGCTTTGGAATCAGTGCCGTAAGAGTTGGCAATGTAACCCAAAGCGAGGTCGTGGTTTTCTTCGTCTTTGACGTTTGATTCGAGCAACGTGCGAGCCGAAGCAGGGACATTCTTTTCAAGAGCATCGGTGATAAAGTCTCCGACAGGAAGTTCCATGTGTCGGAGTGCGAGAGCACGGAAGATTGTTTCCTCCGCACCCTCTTTGCAGACACCAGCTGTAGTTTGCACTGGTGACCACTTGCGCTTACGCGCCATTAGTTTCTCATAGGGGTTCATTCTTGACAGTCACATTCGAGTTCTTTATTTAGTATGTCTGCAAGAAGGTCATCGGCATCATCTTGAAGTGCTGCATATACATCAGACTTATCTTGAGTATCACCCATGACTTGCAAACTGTAGTAAAGGGAGGTTTGCGGAGATTCCAACCACTCTTCGATAAAGGCTTCGTCATATGTGACGACATCACTCCAACTGTTGAAGCTATACCCGTGAAGAAGTCCCGTACGGTTGAACAACCGCATGATGCCATCAGCAACACGCTTGTAATTGTCCCAACCAACTTCTGAAGCGATTTCTACATCGCCATAATTAAATGTTTCGACACCGAACGTACCGCTATCTCGGTCAACCGTACGGCTGATAGGCGGTGCGATCTCTGGGGTACAAGTGTACCCATCTAAGTCTTTGCTGCGATAGCTGCAGGATGCAGTAGGTGCGATAGCAAAGGCACGTACCATATTGTTTGCACGTGCAATACTAGCAGCTAGGTCAATTCCCAAGCCAAGCTGTACAACCAGCTCGAAGGCAGGAGTCTTCACCATCTCACCGTCCAGGTACTGCTCCAAGGCAACACCAAACTGTTCGTAGCTTACTCCGTACCGCCGAAGAAGGTTAGCAAGTCCGAGTACTCCAAGTCCCACCTGTCGATCGGTTGCAGCTGGGAGGTATTCGCCAGTTGATCCAACACCTGTTTTGCCATGGAGATCGCACAGCTGGGACATGCCTTCACTAAATGCTTTTGGGATGTCGTCGAACTCACAGGCACCGAGATTGATATGCTGCAGGAGGCAGGTTCCACGTGAGGGCAAGTACACTTCGAGGCATACATTTCCTCGGATTCGTTTGTCATTTGCATCGTACTTTACTTTGTTGAGCCAGATGTCACCGGACTTAATTCCGTGGAGTAGTTCCTCCTTAAACGTACACCCCTCCCACCATTCGGGGGTGATGTTGATGCATCTCTTGACCCAAGGTAGCTCGGATCGAGAAGCGCGAATAAAGTCAAGAGCATCAGGGTGGGATAGATCAAGGTGAAGAACAATCGCACCGTTGCGATAGGTGCCGCCACGCCTAAGGATTTCATTTAGCGTTGAGAAGATTTTGCCAAAGGAAACAGGTCCGCTTGCAACAAGCTTGTCATCTCCTTTAACTGTTTCTGTGCCCTTGGGTCGCAGTTTTGATAGGTGAATCGCAACGCCCGCTCCGTTTCGCAGAGCATGGCTAGCAAACCTCCAGCTGGCTTCGATTCCATCTGGTCCCTCCATCGAATCTTCGACTACAAAGACTGTGCATGATACTGGAAGCCGTGACTCAGGGTTGTCGAGCCACGATTGTACACGTCCAGTGCGTGAAATATACGAGGTGGTCATTTAAGAATTAGATCGTTCAATGTAGGTGGTTTGTAATTCGGTCCCTTCAGAACCTTACCGTCTTCTCGGTAGATAGGTTTACCATCTTCACCAAGCTTAGACATATTAGAAGCGTGTACTCGGTGCATAGCTTCATCGAGATCCCACTCTTGAGAAGAAGCAAACTGATAGCACACGTAAACTAGATCAGCAAGTTCTTTAAGTTGTTCACACTCATCTTTTAGATGGTAAGCTTCATGGAACTCTGACCATTCCTCATCGATCAAAGCTTTCTGTGTAGTCCGATGGTCCTTCCCAGTCTTCAGTGAATAGGCGGAGCGGAACTGTTCCGCTTGATCCATCAGACTCGTGTGTATGTAGGAGTTCATTTTCAAGATAGTGGATAGCTTTTTTAAGATCATCTACCTTGCTGTCTTTGTATCCAGCGCGGCAAATGTATTTAATTGCATTGCCAAGGTGGTAGTTGAGCTGCTGATCTCTAATGAAATCCCAGACCTCTATGTTTCCTCGGGTGTAGTGTGGTGGGGAGTTGGCCACTGTTTGACTAGGTTTGATACGGTGTTGCTGAGGCAGAAGTTTTGCCGTTGCAGTGCAAGAAATAATGTAATGATGTCTGCTTTATCTGCCTGAGGGAGCAGATCCTCAAGCCGTCTTATTTTGAAGCTCTGCTCTATCGTCAGATCCAACACTGGCATCGGTAGGATTCCAGGGTATGACGGTTTTTGTTGTTGCGTCATAATTTTCTTGTGTAAGAATTCGTGCGAGTCTTGCATTGGTAAGGGCTACCTCCTCGTCTAAGTCTTTGGAAGCAAAAGCTTTGACAACAGTATCCCATGTGTAACCGTCTTCCTCAAACAAAGAGACCGCACGTTTGACACCGATGCCAGGTACACCACTGTAACCATCAGTCTGATCACCTGCAAGTGTTTGAATAAGATGCCATTGCATACCCTGTTCAGGAGTAATGTCAAGAACCTCATCCATGTTAAACAACTTACCAGGTATCTGTCTCATGTCCTTGTCTGGCGAGACTATGATGTTACCGGGGTTAGCCGTAGCATAAATACCCATAGCATCATCAGCCTCAAGCTCAGGCAAGATGATGACTTCATACTGCTGTTTAAGTGCAGAAATTACCCGGCGATAACCACAAGGCTTCTTTCTATTTCGATGCCCTTTGTAATCCGGGTAAATTTTTTTCCTGAAATTTTTAGAGTCGCTGAAGAACAGCACCAGTTCTGGTGTGTCCCACATGAAGTTGTTTTTAATCTTTGACAGCTCACGCTGTACGTTTGATAATGCTTCGGAAAATTTACTGATGACAAGGATCACATCCTCGCCAAAATCAATCTCATCTTCAGCACCGGCGCAGGACTTGTAAACTATGTAGTCTGCGTCAATTAGTAGTTTCATAATGTTCAATAGCCTCATCGGCTGTGGCGAAGCCAATTTGAGGGAACGGTTTGAGGCCAATATCCTTCCCTGGTTTGTCTAGATAAACTCTAGCCATTTCAAATACATCCTCAAGCGAGCAGTCAGCTTCTTTCATGATGGACTTAAGTGCGCCTTCTAAGCGATTAGCTGCTGACCAAATATGACCACGGTACAACAATGTGTCATGACAATGATCACCAACAGGTCGTGTTTCTGCTGTATTACCGAATGGTAACCCAGTGAACGCACAGGTGTCGGTTTGGTGTGGCTTCATAGCGTGATAGTTGTGGGAAAAAAGGTTGCTGCAGTTGCGGTGCTGACGTTTCTGCTTTCCTATAAAATTATCCTTAGAATCGTAACCTTTGCACCGTAAACACTTACCAACTAAAGGAGATACTAACGCTTTAGCTTTTATAGAGGGATCTTTTTGTTTACCAATGATCCTTGAATTTTTACTTTGAATTGATGAGCATTCTTTGTGGCAATAGTATCCATTACGTTGGTTGTAATACATTGCAGATGAATGATCCCAACGTTTACAGTAAGCACACTTTTTAACGTCGTCAATTAACAAGTTCATAGGTGGCTACAATAATTACCCTACCACCGGTTTTAGGTGGGTGAATGTAATGAAGTGATTGACCAGGAAAGCAAATAATATCGTCTTCCTTTGGTTCATAAACCTCGTCCCCAACAACAGTTGCACCACCCTTATCGGTCAGGTAGATTAACATGTTTTCATGGGGAAACTGATGATCTACATGAGGTTCAGATGGGATCATCTTTTCCGTTGGGAAAGTGACGTTCGCATTGATACGATGAAAGCACTTGACTGGTGTTTTACCGTTGAGTGCCAGTATTTCCATGAGCAGATTTACAACCATCGGTAAAAACTCTGAGCTTTGCACTGAAAACCCATACATTTCAGGTCTTGTGAGTAAAGCGTGCGAAAGAAAAGGAATAAACTCATGTCCCTCCTTAACACTTTTTGGATCACCATACTTTCCACCAGACATATTATTAGTCCAGGAAACCATGGAGCCGGTAAAAAGATCTTTCACATCCTCATACTGTCTGCTGAAGGGGTTTTTAAGCTTTGTTATCATCAATGGACCTCCGACCAATCACGTCCTTGTTTTGCTTCTGCACTGATTGGGAGGCGTAGTGAATAGTACTTTCCAGCCGCTTCAGCGCTTTGTACCAGGGATGCTGATAAAGCGTCGGCGTGTGTGGGGT